TACCTAATAACCACTACTACTACGCAGACTCGAACACAACTATGACAGTTTGGGCTGAGTTACGTTAAACGTTACTAGCTATCTCAGAACATTCAGGCTTCCCTACAGAAGTAGTGTGGCCTACAAAGCCCGTTTAATTAACACTTAACACAAGGACTCTTTATGAGCAAAAGAAAATCTCGCTATGCAGCTAAGAATGAAAACATTCATAGAATTGGTTTTCATGTTATTCCTAAAAACGAAAAGCAAGACTTGCTAATCAGGTCTATTAAGCTTAACCCCATTACAGTCACTATTGGCTGTGCAGGGACAGGAAAGACTTATTGTAGTGCAGGTACTGTAGCACAACTCTATATGAAGGGCAAGTATAGTAAAATTGTACTTACTCGTGCTAACGTACCTACTGGTAAAACTCTTGGACACTTCCCTGGAACTATTCAGGAAAAGATGACACCGTGGTTATTACCTATGTTAGAAGTATTAGAAAATGCTTTTGGCAAAGACAAGTATCAGTATATGATGAATAAAGGCGAGATTGAGATTCAACCTATTGAGACTATTAGAGGGCGTTCTTACAAGGACGCTCTTGTCTTGGTAGATGAAGCTCAAAACTTAAGTATAGACGAGTTAAAAGCTATTACAACAAGACTAGGAGAAAACTCTAAGCTAGTGCTTATGGGAGACCCTGCTCAGTCAGACGTTAAAGAAGGTAAAGAACTTCTTAAGTTCTGTCACGTTGTACGTAAAGCTGGAATACAATTACCTATTATTGAGTTTGGTGTAAATGATATCGTAAGAAGTGATATTGTTGCTGACTTAGTAAAGGTATTTATAGAAGAAAAATTATAATATACAAGGGGTTACGATACCTGACGTTAAAGAAGAAGGCTATAGTAGCCCCTAATATATTATTAAAGGTATTATTATGTATTATAGTGTTGAAGAGCTAGATAGTGCTGTAAGTAAAACTATCAAAGAAGTTCAAAGAAGAACTTTAGAAACAAAAGAATTTATTAGAGGATATAATGATTGTGCTGCTCTCCTTGCAATCTATGATAGAAATCTTAGAGGTAAAAAGTCGAGAGCCTTTGATGTTATATCTTTATTTGAATGGAATTCTGTAAAAGAATTCATTCAGAAGCTATACCTGCGAGGGTATACAGTAAAAGAATATATGCAATACTGCAATTACGAAATCGTCAAGGATAAGAAACCCAATCTTGGTGATGTTGCGTTTGATAATGGTGCCATGCTATGTGATGGTGAATTTTGGGTTTCAGTTAATGAAGACAACACTGGGGTTTACTTCCCCAAACAGAAGATGTTTCTTGAAAGGAAACTTTCTGTTATAGCAAGACCATTAAGGAGTTAATATGGGAAAAGTTTATTACTACAATGGTGCTCAGATTCTAGCTCCATATACAATCACATCAAATGAACCACACTTTGATATGACAACCGTATCTTTGAAGGTCCAACGTGCATCACAAGGACATCAACGTTGGGAGTTATCTTTCAATACTGTCATAACAAAAGACACAGAAGTAGATATGTTATTGTCAACTATGGTTGACTTTGATTCTTCTGATACTATGATTATGCCTCAGCTTCCTTCTGTAAAGGACAACATTACTTTAACATCAGCACCATTACTTATTGCTTCAGCGCAAGCTGGGGCTTCTACAGTATATGTAGATGCAGGTATTGCAAACGGTATTATGCCAAAAGGTTCTTTCTTTAAGTTTAGCAACCACAACAAAGTATACATATCAACTTCAGACTTGAACTTAGATGGGGCGACTAACAAACCCTTAACATTCTATCCTAGTCTGAAGTCTTCGGTTGGCACTTCAACAAGTATCGTTCACGGCGATAACTGTGTAATTTCTTATATCAAGAACATTGATAACCAACAAGGTATTACCTTTACTGACGGTATTTTGTCAAATCCAGGGGTTATCAGTCTTATTGAGGAGTTATAATGAGAACGTTTAGTACATCTGTAAGCTCAGCTTTCAACAATGACAAGTTTAGATACTTCTTTTTAATAAAGTTAGAGTTAAGCACAACATATTATTTTACAAGCCATTCTTCGGACATAGACTGGGATGGTCACACTTGGACATCGGACGGTGGTGTCTTTGAATTTGACTCACCAAAGTTTTCCTCTATCCTTGACCGTGAAGCCTATCGAGTGGTTATTGCTGACTTGGTAGACCAAATGGCACAAGAGTTTAGAGCAGGTGTTGTTGGTAAGAACGTCACCGTATACGTGGGTATAATAGACCCTGCAACTGGCGCCCCCCTTACTGGCGCTGGTGACATCATCAACCTTTACAAAGGATATGTTGACGCCCCTGCTATTGAAAATGACTGGGATACTAAGTTTGCCGTTATCGAAGGTACCTCACCTATGGCAGACTTGGACATGGTTAAATCAACTATGGCATCTAAGGATGGCCGGGACCAAGTTAGTTTGACAGACACCTGTTGTGATTACTTGTATGAGGACAGTGAGATTAACTTGAAATGGGGGAAAACTAATGCCTGATATTGCAATACAATTATTTATAACATTTGCGTCTATGGCATATCAACAGTCGCAATATCAAAAGATGAAGCGTAGGCAAGAAGCTGAAGCTGAAAAGAGAAAAGGTCAACAAGTAACAATAAGCGGCACTACAGCTCCAATCCCTGTTGTTTATGGTAAACAATCTCTCGGCGGTATTAACACTGACTACAAAATTAAAAGCAACTATGGTGACTACACTGATAACTCAGATAAGGTTTTTGAGTCTAACCTAGGTGCTGGCTCTCAAACTGGGACTAAGAACGAGTACCTTGGTGTACAGTCTATCCTTTGTCACGGCGGTATTGAAGGTGTTCAACACGTTCTTGTTAACGACATGGACTACCGAGGTCTGTCTAAAGAAATGGTGGATAAAGAAACAAAGTTTAAGCACCGTTTTTTTACCTTTAATGACGGAGGTACACAATGTAATGCTGGCCTTCAACTTGATTTTCCATCAACACACACTTGGGATGGTCTAGCCCACGCTACAGCTATCTATAAGTTAGACAGGGATAATCCTCAGTATTCTGGCATACCAATGACACAGTTCTTCGTCAAAGGTCGTAAAATACGTAAGATTACAAAGATTGGCGACAATTACACTTTAAATTCAACTTACGAGTACTCTAACAACCCTGCATACTGTTTGCTAGACTATCTTTTAAATGCAGACTTTGGGCGGGGGCTTTCAACTAATGAAGTGGATTTAGAGTCCTTTTATAATTCAGCACAAGTTTGTGACACTGTTGTAATGAGCAACGCTCTAATTGCTGGACAAGTTAACGGAGTTAAACCTGTCTTTGGATACACAAGTCAAGCAGACTTTCCGCAATTAGATGTTGAACCATATCAAACAGAGTTCTTGTATCATGCTCAGGACACGGATACTTTGTATTCTATGACAGAATCTGATGGTACTCCAACATACACACCCACTACAGCCCCTGGGTTTGGTGATATCAGACTTTACGAGTGTAATATCACATTAGATACCGCAAATACAATCCGTGAAAATATCCAACGTATTTTAGATACTATGGGTATGGCTGAATTTGTCTGGACACCTGAAGGTAAGTACAAACTTATACTTGATTATCCAACATCTCAGACTGAAGTGGACAACTTAATTGTTCGTGAGTTTAATGAAGATAACGTTATCAGAACTAATGTTAACATAACCTGGCCTAAAGCTACGGACAGATTCAATCAAGTTACTGTTAATTTTATCAACGAACACGAGGAGTTTAAAGAAGACACGGTTACTTGGCCACGCTCATATTCTTCCGTGCATAACACTTACATGACAGCAGACAATAACCAGCCTATGACAACATCCTTAAGCGCAGAAGGTGTTACAGACCCTTATCATGCTAAAGCACTGGCGGAACAGATGGTTCGTAAGTCTCGTTCTATTTACACAGCCTCCTTCACAGTTAACAAGGATGGTCTAGTAGTAGAACCTGGAGATTTGGTTAAGCTTAATCTTCCATCAATGAATATCAATAACGAAATCTTCCGAATTGAAAGCATTGAGGTTATGAATGACTTTACTGTCAAACTAACAGGGTATCACTTCGACTATGGTGTGTTGGCTTGGAACATTGTAGACGATGAACCTTATCCTATTAGGCCTGTATTGAACTTTAAAATCGAAGCACCTACTGTTCTACAATTTACAATAGACGATAGTGATGTTCTTGGCACTGCTGCTGGTAAGTTATCTTGGGTTGATGTTGATGATGCCGCAGTTCGTGGCTATATTGTAGAAATCTCTGATGATGGCACTACTTGGAAAGAAATAGGACGAACCTCTAGCAACACGTTTGACGTCTTCGGGCTTAAAACAGGTGTTTATGCTTTCTCAGTACGTTCCTACAACATCACAGGTGCAGTATCCGAAAGGACTATCATTAGTGGACAGACAGTACAGCTTAAAACAATCTCTAAAGTGGCGATAATCTACGCTGATACAGCTGATGAGACAACTAACACACAGTCGTATACATTAGGTAGTAACGAATATGTTGCTTACTATGCGTATGACAGCGACTTGCCAATACTACCTATTACTACTGGTATTGAGTTTACTAAGTTTGTAGGTGACGACGGTGCCACGGGAGCCCCAGGGGCTGATGGTGCGGACGGTGCTGATGGAACAAACGGTACTGATGGTGAACGTGGTGCTGGTTGGTGGCGTTATGAGGATAGCTCCCACGACAAGTCATACTACAATATAGACACCCAAGCTAGAGTAAACTCAGCTTTTGTTACATACATAGGTTTAACACCTGTTTATGGTGATAAATTTATTATTAGTTGTACCGATGAAGCTGTTGCATATGAGTACACCGCCTCTAATGTTTGGGTAGTTGCTGCTGCCTTTGTGGATGGTAACCTCGTCGTTGCAGGTAACTTAAGTTCTATCTCGGCTAACATCGGGACAGTTACTGCAGGTAAACTTCGTGACGCTAGTGGTAACTTTGTAATCGATCTTGATTTAGGTCACATAGTAATTACAGTATAAGGACAGAAATTATGCCTGATAAAACGTTATTTATATCCAAGGATTCAGGTCAAATAGTTGTGATGGAAACTGAACCAAGCCTGCTTGACCCAGGCGGGTTTTGGATTATAGAAGCGACAGCAGCTGATGCTAGCTTTGACACAACAGAGAATAGGGTTCTGTTTCACACAGGGGCTAAAAACCTCGTTGTAAACTCAAGCCTTACCTACAGTAACTTGACTATATCTTCGTTGGGGGCTAATTCGTATGAAGTGCAGGAGTTTGTCTTAGGGATAAGTCCTGTCACTGACCCTGATTTACTATTTATGACAGTAAACGGAACAACTTACTCAGATGTGTACAAAGTATCGGATACGTCAACACAGTACATTGTGATGTTTGCTAGATACGAACCATCAACAAACGAAATAATAGTAACTGCGGTGAAACACACTGCTGGAGCCTCCTCGGGGGCTATTAGCTTAGGTAGTGTCACAGTTGATGTAATAAAGAGAGATAAATAATGGTAGAATTGGTTAAAATAACAGGAGACCGAATTCTTTGTAAGAACGCATCAGATCAAGTAACTTTTGATAGTAACTATACATACATTCGGTCAAACGGTAATGGTACCGTAAATGTAGGGGGGTACATGGGTGCCCCTGTACTAACCAGTGCTTATGGTGGTTTTGAGAGTAACACGAACGCCTTCCCCGCTATACATGACATGAGAGTAAGCCCGACGGTTAGTAGCTCTAATAATTTATTTAGGTTAAAGAACAGGAGAACTAGGCAGTATGTGTTCACTTATCCATACTCAAGCACTACTACTCAGTCTTCAATCGAAGCGATTTACTACCCTACCGAGATGAATGTTACATACCAGAACTATACTACTTATATACCTTTTGCGTATATGATAATAGTTGCCTCTAAGAACAGCTCCAATCAGCGGTATTTACAAGCGGCGCTGTCTACTGACAACACTCTACCTTTGAATTGGACCGGCAGTGGCTACAACATTCTTTATGACCCCTCCCACTCTGCTTCTATCGAGTACTACTTAAACAACTCGTTTTCGAACCCGTCATCATCTTTTTGGATTAAGACGTCTAGCGACTTTACTAGTACTTACAGCGGTTTCCCATATTTTGATTATCCGATGCCAACATTCCGACACATTGAGCTATCAACCTCGCCTTTTAATGCCCAGTTGGAGGAAGTATAATGGGACTTACTGTAGACAACAACGCTATAACAATAACTAACTCAAATGGAACTGAGAAGTTTACTAGCAACAACGGTATCGTAAGGGTAATAGAAGATTACACTAAAACAGGAACTATTGGACAGTTGCCTGCTAATGCTGAATTTAGCCTACCTAATAACTTTCTTTATTTTGATGCGGCAACAGACTTGATAGTTGCAAAAACCAAAATAACCAGCAACCCTTACTCATTTTCAAGTAATATAACTGGCAAGTGGATCCCAAATAAGATGCCTATCATTTTATCTAGATCTAGCTCTGAAACTGTTGTATTCTCCTCTTGGGTAGATACTGAGAACAGAAGGCTTTGGATTGACTGTACTAAGTGGGGTGATGCTAGTTATTATATTTATTTAACTGGTGGAATCTACCCTACTCAAAATAAAGTCCCTATTACCCAGTCATCAGTATCTCCCGCTATTGGTTTTGAGATTCAATTAACATGGTTAAGGGCAGGAAACTACTAAATAACAGAAAGAAGAAAAATGGCTTATAATTTTGGAAGTAGAAGTCAGCAAAAACTATCAGGAGTTAACCCTGATCTTGTTAAAGTAATGGAAAAAGCTATTTCTATTAGTACTCAAGACTTTTCTATTATTGAGGGTCTTAGAACTAAAGAGCGTCAACAAGAACTAGTTAATGCTGGAAAGTCTAAAACACTGAATTCAAGACATCTTACAGGACACGCTATTGATTTAGTGTCTTATCCTGTATCTTGGGAGTTTGAAGCATTTT